AACATGCCAGCGCCTATAACGATTACCAGATTGTCTATGTAGGGAACGGTTTTACAGATATCAGCGGGACTGTTTATGAGGGTTATATGGCGGCAGCACGAATCTCCGGGCTGATTGCCGGGACACCAAGCAATGAAAGTATTACCCATGCGGCTATTACGGGTGCAACGGAACTTACAGAACGGCTGACCAATAACCAGCATGAACGTGCCATCAAAGCGGGTGTTTTGATGTTCAGCGTATCTGCAGCTGATACGGTATGGGTAGAGCAGGGCGTAAACTCACTTGTGCTTCCTACGGCAAAAGAGGATGAGGGCTGGAAAAAAATCAAACGTGTAAAAGTTCGTTTTGAACTGTTCCAGCGGCTGAATGATACCGTTGAGCCGCTGGTCGGGCGTATTAATAATGACCCGGATGGCCGGATGACAGTTATACAGGTTTCCAATGACGTGTGCCAGACTATGGTGTCAGAAAAGAAGCTGCTGGAGGGGGCACATGTGGAACTTGACCCGGATAATTCGCCAGAGGGTGACAGTGCATGGTTCCTGGTATATGCAGATGACATCGATGCACTGGAAAAGATGTACTATGCATTTAAGTTCCGGTTTGCGCCGGAAGATACTGAATAAAGGGGGCGTTAAGAAATGGATGGATTGAACGACCAGAGCCTGTTAGACGTCCGAAAGCTGATCAGCGGAAAAGACGGGCGGCTGTTTGTTACAACAAAGGCCGGAATAAATATTTTCCTTGCGGAAGTAGATACCTTTCAGGCACAGATCAGCCCTGCCAATACTGACTACCAGCCTGTAGGCAGTTCGCTGATTTATTCAGTGAATACCGGATACAGCGTGACACTGACGCTGACAGAAGCAGTAGTCCGTGATGATGTAATGTTAAGCGAGCTTATTTCGGATCTGCAGAAAGGCTACTTTCCAACCTTTGACTTCCAGGGAAAGATGCGGCGCCGGGACGGCCAGTCAGAACGTGTGGTTTACCGCAACTGTGTACCGGATGGAACGATTGATCTGCAGACTCTTAATCCGGGCGAAATTATTAAACGTGCATGGAGTTTCCGCGTGAATGCAACGCCTGAGATGCTGGAGCAGTTTAAAGAAGCAGAATGGAAAACGGTAGAATAAAGGAGGAAATGCAAAATGGCTAAAAATACAATGCCTGAACCATATGATGAAAGTCCTGCAGGCGTGGTAACACAGTCACAGGAAGAAATTTTAATGAATGAGGATGAATTGCTGCGCGGCCTGATTGAAGCTGGAAAGGATAAGGACAACGCAGACAGCTACGAAAGAATCCAGATCAGGCGGGGCGGGGTTCTTAAATTTGAATTTCGGATCAGGCCGATTTCAGAGGAAGAAAGCATTGCATGCCATGACCATGCTACAAAATTTGCGCCAAGAAAGAAAGGACAGCCGAAGCGCGAAATTGAAACAAACATGGCAAAATTCCGCTCCTGGCTGATCTATACAGCTACTGTTGACGAAGATCGGAAAAAGACCTGGGACAATAAAAAGGCACAGGAAGCGCTGGATGTCCTGTGTGGTGTGGATATGATCGATGCCGTGCTGCTTTCCGGGGAAAAAGACCGCATTATTGACAGGATTAATGAAATCAGCGGTTATGATGACGGGTTGGAGGAAACAGCAAAAAACTCATAAAGGCACAGGGAAAAACTTACCTGATGCTGAAAGTGTGTGAACGGTTTCCGCAAATCGGAACCATAACAGATTATATGGCCCTGCCGCCAGGAGAAAGGGCATTGTATGACTGGTATACACTTGAAGCAATCCGAGCAGAAGCAGGAGCCCCTGTGCTGAGGATTGAAATGCCGAAAGGGGGCAGGCGCAGATGAGTGATGCTGTAACAGTTATTGATATAGTAGCACAGGTCACGGACGAAACCTCCAGCGGTACAAGAAGCGCAACCGAAAATGTCAGCAGGCTGGAAAAGGCAATGATGAGTCTCCAAAGGCAGATCATGGGCATGAGGGGAAAAAGCAAGCTGGAAGTAGCGGCAACACTGAAAGATATGGCATCCAAAGGAATTGAGGGTGTTGCATCTGCTGGAAAGAAGATAGCTGGCAAGGTATGGACTGTCACAATGAAAGCCAAAGACCTTGTGACTGCCCCTTTCAAAAAAGTCTGGGGGCTTGTATCAAGCCCGATAGCATCCGCTGCGGCATTCGCGGGGATAACTGTCGGGGCTGCGGACACGATTAATACATTTAAAGACTTTCAAGCCGCTATGTCACAAGTACAGGCCGTAAGTGGCGCGACTGGCACAGAATTTGAGAAACTGACAGCTAAAGCAAAAAAGATGGGGGCATCTACGCAGTTTACCGCAAAAGAATCGGCGGACGCTTTTAATTATATGGCGATGGCTGGGTGGAAAACAGGAGATATGCTGAATGGCATTGAGGGCATTATGAATCTCGCTGCAGCAGCGGGTGAAGATTTGGCAACAACGTCAGATATTGTCACAGATGCTATGACGGCTTTCGGATTGGCAGCAGATGGAACAACCAAAGTTATCGGAAAAGACGGTGTAGCAAAAGAGGTTGCAAATGCAACGCATTTTGCGGATGTACTGGCTGCGGCATCCAGTAATGCAAACACAAATGTTGGAATGATGGGTGAAACATTTAAGTACGTTGCACCTGTGGCTGGGGCTATGGGGTATTCCATAGAGGATTCAGCCATTGCTATAGGCTTGATGGCAAATAATGGTATTAAGGCAAGCCAGGGTGGTACAGCTTTGCGTTCTATCATAACGAGGCTTTCAACAGATGCTGGAGCAAGTTCTAAAAAACTTGGCGCGCTGGGAACATTGACGAAAAAACTTGGTGTAGAGTTTTACAACACGGATGGTAGTGCGCGTGGTCTGAATGATGTACTTTCGGATGCACGGGTAGCATGGCAAGGACTATCCAAAGAGCAGCAGGCAAGCTACGGAAAAGTCATAGCAGGACAGGAAGCAATGTCTGGATGGCTTGCACTCATGAATTCCACCCCGAAAGACATTGAAAAAGTTACAGATGCCATTGTGAATTGTGACAGAGCTTCTGCAGACATGGCGCGTACCATGAACGACAATCTGTCTGGTTCGTTTACATATTTGCAAAGTGCAGTAGATGGCGTAAAGATTGCAGTTGGCGAACGACTAAGCCCATATGTCAAAGATTTTGTAGACTGGCTCACAGGGAAAATGCCTGGGGTACAGGCGGCGGCAGAAAACATGGCAGATGCCATCGGAAACAAAATCGATGGTGTGATTAAAAGCGTCACATCACTCACCAACAGTTCAGAATGGAAGAATGCAGAAACGCTCTGGGGAAAAGTACAGGTTGCATGGGCTAAGCTGATCGCAGAGCCGTTCGATAAGTGGTGGAGCGGCAAGGGAAAGACTTGGCTCACAGGCAAGGCAAATGATATCGGACAAGGACTCGGCACTGCACTGAAAGAGGGCATCCTCGGTCTGCTCGGTCTGGAGCCCGGCGGCGCAGTAGAAGATGGCATGAGCATAGGAAAAGCATTCATGGATGGTTTTCTTTCGGGTTTTGATACAAAAAAAGTAGCAGAAGCAGTCTGGAAAGGACTGAAAGATGTTTTTAAGGACGCTGCAAAGCTGCTTCCAGGTGGAGAAGATGCCACCAGCACAAGCAAATTGTCTGCTGGCCTGATCGGAATGGGTGCGTTCAAGATAGGGAAAACTGCCTATAAAGCGTATAAAGGTGGAAAAGCCATTGTGAATGGCATAAAAGGAGTAGGCAGTGCAATAGGAAATGTTACAGGTATCAGTCAGGGTATGCATGTGGCAGGCATGGGAATGGGCGATGCGGCGCTGGAAACCGGAAGCCTGGGATTAGGTGGCAGAATCGGCGTCAGGCTTGCTGGTGCAGGCAGCGGAATCGCCAAAGCTGCAGCAAAGGCGGCTCCGGTTGCGGCTGGTATTGGCTCTGCGGTGCAGATAGGGCTGGATGCCTATAAGGGAGCAGGAAAGGCAAAGGAATGGACGGGTTCAGACAGCATAGGGCATAAAGCAGCATCTGGCATTGGCGCAGCAATTGGCGGCACTGGAAACGGAATCTTCGGAAAAGAAAGCATGGCAAAAAAAGCTGCAGATATTGGCGGCGGTGCGCTTAAAGGCGCGGGCATCGGTGCAGCAATCGGTTCTATTATTCCAGGAGCCGGTACAGCAGCGGGAGCCGGTATTGGTGCAGCAGTTGGTGCAGCGGGTGCAGCAATCGGTGGCAGCAACATAGCAAAAGCCCTTTCTAAAGCTGGAGAAGCAATTGGCGGCTTTTTCACAGAAACTGTGCCTGAGAAATTCGGAGAATTTG